GTCGGCTCAGGCGTTCAAGCAGATCCGCCAGGAGATGCAGTCGGTCAAGGAGTGGCAGCAGCAGCGCACGGAGCAACTCGTGGCCTCTCAGCTCGACGCTGAGATCAAAGCCGCCGCAGAGAAGAATCCTGACGTCAAGGTGGAGGAGCTTTGGCAGGCGGTCGCCGCTAACGGCTCTGTCGACGTGAACGAGGCCGCTGAGTACATCCAGCAGCACCGTGCCACGATGAGAGAGCAGTACCTGTCTGAGGCCAGCTCGGAGATCGAGACGCTCAAGGCGAAGCTCGCGGAGGCGGAGAAGGTGGCTGCAGAGGCCCCCAAGTTCCGTCGCCCGAGCGCTACGTCTGCCGCGCCTGGTCAAACCGAGCAGAGGCCGAGGACGGTATCGGAAGCGACGAACGCCTTTGCCGAAGCGATCAGGGAGCGAATGTCGCACTAACCATTCTCACGATTAGAGGAGAGTTCCCATGCCAGCCACAGTAGGCATCAACGGAGTCGGCACGTTCGGCCCGATGCTCAAAGAGTTCTATCAAGGCCCCGTCGCCGAGCAGATCAACAACCGCGTCTGGATGCGCGAGTACTTCCAGAAGAAGTCGACGGGTTGGTCCGGCAAGCAGATGGTCATCCCCATCCACATCGGCCGCAACAGCGGCGTTGGCTTCCAGGGCGAGGCCCCGGGTGCGCTCCCGACCGCCGGTCAGCAGCAGTACGCCGACCTCCGCGTCAACAGCCACAGTTCCTACGGTCGCTTCCAGGTGAGCGGTCTCGCCATGGACACGGCGTCCAAGTCCGGCGTGGGTGCCTTCGCGGGTGTGATGAACGAGGAGATGGACCGCCTCGTGCGCGACATCTCGAACAACGAGAACGCCGTCAACATCTTCGGTGGTCCGACCAAGGGCTTCCTCAACCAGCGGATTGTCGACCCCAACGTCACGGGCGCTGGTGCGCAGACCGCCGCGACCGGAAACATCTCGGTCGAGACGACGTGGCAGTACCAGGGCGACTTCAGCTACTTCGACGGCACCCGTACCGGCGTTACGGTCGCGCTGGCTAACTCCGCCACCTGGGTCAAGGTTCGACTCTACCGCATGGACACCTATGCGGAGATCCTGCCGACCATGACGGTCGGTGGCGCGGCGGTCACGAACCCCAACATCTTCGTGACGAGCTTCAGCGCTGACCGCACCAACCCCACCATCGGCCTCTCGTTCGGTAAGGACGACCTCGGCGGGACCGCCACGCTGAGTCTGGCTGGCGTGGGTGGGCAGGCCGCCATCGCGCTGGTCATCGCGGAGAGCACGGCACCGGCCGGTGTGCCGTTCCCGCAGGACAGCGCGGGCGCTCAGTTCGGGCAGGACTCGCGGGTCTGGAATGGTCTGGCGAACATCGGTGGCCAGAACATCATCAACAACCAGCCACGCGGCCTCTTCGAGAACCTCGCCAGCCAGACGCACTTCGGTAACGACCGAACGACGGCAACCGGCGGTGCAGCGGCCATCCTCCAGAGCACGCTCGTCACGCATGACGTGGGCAACGGAGACCGCACCAACGCTGGTGCCGACCTGTCGCTCGAGCGCCTGCAGTACATGATGGACATCCTCATGCAGGACGCTGGTGTCGACGCGGACGTGATGGTGATGAACGCTCTCATGCGTCATCGCTACACGGTGCAGCTGACGGGTGTTCTCGGCGCGACCGGCGCGAGCGGAGGTTACTCCAACGTCTCGGTCGACGGCTCTGGCGGCAAGCTCATGGACAACCAGCAGAACCTGGCCTACGGCGGTGTGAAGTTCCAGTACGACCGGCACTTCCCGGTCTCGACCATCGGACTTCTGCACAGCAGTGACTGGATTCTCGCCGAGTTGGCCACCGGGCAGTTCGCTGACGAGGACGGCAACGTGCTGTTCCGCGTCTCGGGCGAGGACGCCTACGAGGGCTTCTGGAAGCACCGGTACAACATCTGCTGCAAGCGGCCCAACGCGCAGGTCATCCTGACCGGCATCACGCCCACCTAGCCCTCCAGCAAGGTGCAGGGGTGGAGCGCCGAATCCCCTTGGCGCTCCACCCCTTTCTATATGCAAGACCTCTTCTACTTCATCGCCTCTTGTGTGCTCATTGAGCTGGGCTACTTCCTGTGGCTACTCATCGACAGAGAGCGGTCGATGCGGCAGGATGAGGCGCAAGAAATAGGGCTACTCGAGTCGATCCGGCAGGAGTTCAATGATGGATGACATCAGCGCGAGACGACAGCGGGTGGCTCAGATGCGAGCTCAGAAGGACCAGGGGGGCTTCGGTTGGGATGACTTCCTGACCAAGATATTGCTGCCAGTGGGCGTCGGCGTCGCTGGTGGACTCACGGGTGGTCTCGGTCTGGTTGGGGGCGCAGCCGGCCTCGGAGCGGGGCTGGCCGGGGCAAGCTCTGGTATGGCGGCAGGCGGTGCTCTCGGGCAGGCGATTGAGGGCGCAGCCGCTGGAGACCCGGCGCGCACAGTCGCTGGCGTTGGCCAAGCGATACCCGCCGCAACGCAAGCCTTCACCGCGCCGCGCCCGAGCGGATACGAAGAACTCATCCAACTGCTTCGGCAGAGGCGGGCGTAGCTGATGGCGCGCTTCCCGACAGACATGCAGAGCCGCCTGTCCCGCTCCAAGAGTGAGCGCACCAGGCAGGACAGAGAGTGGTCCGCCGCCATCCGCATGCTCCGAGGAGACCAGTGGCTGTACTGGGACAGGCGAAGCAGTTCCTACAGCAACATCCGCCGTGACCCAGGCGAGGTGCGAGTCACCGTCAACCAGATGATGAACATCGAGCGCAGCATCATCTCCAGGCTCACCCTCGACATCCCCACCCCGGTGGTCATCCCGGCGAGCGACACCATCGACGACATCACCAAGGCTACGGCCAGTGAGATGGCGCTTCGATACTTCTGGCTCTCGGAGAAGCAGACGCGCAAGTGGCAGGAGGCGGTGCGCTGGCTTGCGCAGACCGGCAACTGCGGGCTGCACACCTACTACGAGCCAGGGTACGAAGTCACAGCGGCTGCCAACTCGATGCCTGGTGACGAGGACCTGGAGGGCCCGAAGCCCGACAAGGTGGTGGGCAGCAAGAAGGTTATGGGGCGCGTCCGCTGCAACGTCATCAGCCCGTTCAACCTCTTCTACGAGCCAGGCGTTCACGACCCGTCTGAGGCCAGATGGTGCGCCATCCGCAGCTTCTCCACCAAGGCTGAGCTCAAGGACACCTACCCAGACAAGGCTGACAAGATCGAGGGGCTCTCCTCTAGTGGTGACCGGGAGAAGTACCCGTTTCAGGACTACTCGCCTGACGGTCGCATCGAGGTGTTCGAGGTCTACTGGCGAGACGGTCGACACGCCATCATCAGCGGAGACCTCTACCTGGAGACGGAGTTCAGCGAGGACGTGCGCGACACCTTCCCGCTCCGCCTCGTGCGCTACCATGTCATACAGGGAGACCTGTGGGGGCAGGGCCCCATGGTGCAGATCTCAGACCTGCAGCAGCTCTACAACCGCACCAGGACGCAGATCCACGCCAACGTTCGCCTCATGGGCAACCCGCCATGGCTCGTCCCCCGCACAGCCGATGTGCGTAAGGGCACCCTGATGAACAAGCCAGGCGGAGTCATCAGGTACACCCCAGGCGGTGGTCCGCCGACGCCGGCCTCACCGCAACAGCTCCCAGCTCATGTGGTTCGAGAGCCATCCCTGTTGAGGGATGAGATGAGTGACGTCTCGGGTGCCCACGGCATCACGCTGGGTCGCAGAGAGGCCGGGGTGAAGTCCGGCGTTCACGCGCGCACGCTGACACAGCAGGACTCTGCACAGCTCCTGTCCACTCAGCATGAGATGATCTCCGCCATCGAGGACACGATGCTCACTGCGCTGCTGCTCATGAAGCGGCACTACACTGAGCGCAGGGTCATCAAGATGCTCGACAACGCTGGCGCTCCTGCGTGGAAGGCCATCTCCAACACAGATATCGTCGATGACCCAGAGGTCTACATCGACGCCAACACGCTGTTCAAGGTCGACGCCTCGCACCGAGAGTCCCGCGTGCTCGAGATGGTGCAACTTGGCCTCATGACGCCTGATGAAGCGCGTGATTCCATCAACTTCCGCACCTTCAACAAGCACCAGACCGACGAGTTCGTCGCCATCAGCCACGCGCGCGACATGCTGCAGGCTGTCATCATGGGTGAGTTCATCGAGATCTTGCCCACTGACGACCTGAATGCGTTCACCAAGGTGTTCAGCGAGTACGTGCAGTCGCCGCCCTACTACGACCTGGCGCCAGAGACGCAGGAGTACATCGCTCAGATCATCAAGGACATCACGATGTTCGGGGCGCCAGAGGCTGAGTACCAGGCGGCTTCTCAGATTCAAACGGTCTCGCCGCACCAGTCCCCTCCGCAGCCCGCGCAGACGGCGCCGCAGATGATGCCGGTGGCTGAGCCTGCTCCAATGCAGGACCCGCTTGCCGACGTGCCATTCCCGACTGAGGGGCAGAACCTGCCGGGGCTGCCTGGCGCTATGACTCAAGGGGGCGTCTGATGTTGGTTAACGAGGTCGCCGCAGCGTTCCGGCTCTACATGGACGAGCCTGATCAGACGTTCGTCAACGATGCTCAACTGTCCATCTGGCTCGAGAGCGGGTACGACGACTTCCGCGCGATCGTCACCGAGATGGACCCCTACATCTACTCCCGGAGCCAGACGTACTCTCTGTCTGACGCGCGGCTCCTCGACCTCGCCGCAGGCGCCACGCCCATCCTTGGGTCGGCCGCGACCAACCGGCTGTATCAGTTGGTGAACATCTATCAGATCGAGAGCTTGGCGCTGCCTGACAACATTGTTGAGACACTAAGGCCGTCTGTCTCTGCGACGAGCACCTACGACTACAGGGCAAACTACACGCTGCGCGGGACTGAGCTGCTCTTCCCTGCGGCGATGACGATGTTCATCCGCATCGACTACATCCCTGAGCCGAGCGTGAACTGGGCCGGTCTCGGCGCGACGTATATCGATGACCTGACGCGGTTTCACGACATCATCGCGCTGGTGTCCTACCTGCGCTACGCCATCGTAGATGCCGCCGCCAACGAGCAACTCAACGTGCTTCTCGGTCGACGTATCGAGCAGTTGCGCGCGTACCTGGAGGCCCGCTCAGGCGGGGTTGTGGAGAGCGTCGTTGACGTAAGGTGGATGTAGGTGGCGGTCAAGTATGACGAAGCCGAGATCCTGACCGGCGGGATCAAGTACGACCGCCCCTCCAAGGGGAGCTTCGCGCTGAACATGTTGCGCCGTTATGGCGCCTGGGAGGTGCGTCAGGGCTTCGGTCAGCTCACGCAGTTCGACTGCCGCATGACGCACAATATCGGCGAGGCAGGCACCGCAAGTGGCGCGTCTGCCCCGTGGGGCTACCAGAAGCACCTCGGCAGCTACGCTATCCATACGGACTTCGGCCACGACCAAATCATCAGCCTGTTCAAGGCCAGGGTGTACACCTCCGAGGTGGACTCCTTCCGCGCCCAGATAGCCAACATCTACATGGTCAACATCTATGACGTGACCACCAGGGAGTGGTGGGAGGAGCCGCTGTACAGGCACACGTCCGAGGGTGGCACCGATAAGCGGGACCTGGAGGTGCGTCGCGGGCTGTACGAGACGAACTTCAACCGCGACTTCCAGAGCTGGGTGCTGGCCACGAGCGAGGAGACGTTCTCGTTCACAGAGGTCAGAGATACCGTGTACTTCGGCTCTCCAGCCACAGACCTGTACGCCTACACGCCATGCACGTTCAGGGGTAACAGGCGCAGGTTCGTCTCTGGAGCTCACCCTAAGAAGTGGGCGCCGCCTTACGCCGAGTCCTCCATGATCTGGAGGGTCAAGCCGTCGCCAGGCGCCTTCACAGCCGCCTACAACTACCGCACCGAGTCAGGCATCCCATCGCCGCAGGCGCTCACGTCATGGGGCGGAAGGCTGGTTGTGGCAGGCAATGGTCGGGAGGTCTTCTTCTCTCAGAAGGATAGGCCCACGTCGTTCATCGACATCGACTACATCATCGTGCCGACAGACAAGCAGATCACCGCGATGGTCCCGATGGGGCAGAGCATCTACATCTTCACTGAGAGTGAGACCTTCGCATACCAACCGAGCACCCGTTCGGACGACCCCATCGCCTCAGGCGGTCTCGAGCCGGTGCGAATCTCAGACAGCATCGGGTGCGTCTCTCAGTCGTGCGTGACCAAGAAGGACAGCGCAGCGGTCTGGCTGAGCAGCACAGGTGTACACCTCTCGGGCGGTGGGCTCGAGGTGCAGACCATCTCGGCAGACATCGCGCCGCTATTCACGGACTTCATCACCGACCCCGCCACGAGCTTCTTCACCAGCACCACGGCTGAGACAGGCTCCATCAACATCACGCTGCCGCAGAGAAACAGCGTCATCACGCTGAAGACAAAGGGCGCGTCCGTTGTGTTCAGTGAGCTTCTAGAGGCCGTGCTGGTGACGCTGCCGGACGAGAACGTGTCGCTCTGCTTCTCGGGTGAGCAGTGGTCGCTGTGGACATACGAGTCCAACACCTCTACAGCCGCTGTGCCTAACGTCGGCGCCGTGAAGAACATCCTGAGCCCCTGGCCAGTGGCGATTGATAAGCAGCTCTACCTCGTGGGCTCAACAGATGTTCAGGCGCTGACCGATGCGGCGCTGTACGCAGGCGTAGGCGCGGCCCCTGTGGATGATGACACCACCTCGATGTCGGCCTACATCCTGGAGTACGGGCGCGGCGGAGCCATCGACCGCAGCGTGGATGACGAGGACTACCGCACCATCGCCGGCAAGTACCTCATGGACAGCGTCGGTGCGTCTGGCTCAAAGCAGTCGACGCTTGTGCTGGGCGAGTGGATAACAGTCGAGCAGCAGTACAAGTTTAGGGGCACCGCAGTGGCCGCTTTGCCCAACGGTGAGTCTGCACCAGCGGCGCCTGCCAGGACCGTGCTCATGCCGGTGTACCTGGTTCCTGGGCCCTACTTCTCGAACAACCCCGCTACTGCTGCCATCGAGAAGGTTGAGATAACCTTCGCCTTCGACAACTCACACTGGCGCCCCATCTTCACAGATGCCCTCACGAGCACCAACCTGAACCTCATTCTCCCAGCAGAGAGGCAGGGGTCTGCGGCTGGGTGGTCTGCAGGCACAGGGATAGCTCGGTGTGAGACTGCGGCGGGCGTTGCCAACAGAGGGGGCAACGTCATCCACATGATCTGGGATGGCGCCGCAAGCGCGCATACACACTCGCCGAAGCTCAATGTGGTGCCAGAGAGGCTGAACCTGCTCGGGTACATACCCATGCAGACCATCTCCAACACGTTCAATGTCTCTGGCATGGGGCTCGAAGCAAAGGCCGGTGTTGCGTGGTGTACGCTGACAGACGGTGCTGCAGCAACGAGTGACACAGACATCCTGGCGTGGCGGGAGTGGCGCCTGGTTGATGTGCGCAAGGAGGACTCGGTGGCGCAGCCGGTCGACTGGGCGTACATGTCGGAAGATGTGGGGCTGCCAGAAGACGCAAGGCTGAAGGCTCGAGGGCTGAGCGTCAGGCTGCTGAGCCATGACCAGGGTTACGACATCACGGGCGGATGGACGCAGGGCCAGTTCAACACGATGATGGCTGCTGACCTGAAGACCTGGATGGCGCAGACGGTTGACTACGTGGGTGGCACCACCTTCACCGGCCCCGTCAGCATCACCACCAACCTCTACCCCACCGCCATGACAGAAGAGACCATCCGAGACCGCATCAGGGCTGGCGGCTCGGCCATGCAGAAGGCGAACTTCGCCACATACGCAGCGTATGGAAACCCTGCCACCACGACGTTCGAGCAGAAGGCGTGCCTCATTGGTGACGAGCAGGTTGATGAGATCACCACCTCAGACTCGGTGAAGGGCAACAGCGTGGCGACCATGCTGTTCGGGTTCATGCGTAACCCCGCAGAAAGACTCAAGCTCGAGAGCGTCAAGCTGCTCTACCGCATCGTCGGAGCCGGCAGGCGCAGGAGGGGCAGATGAGCCTCAACGAACTGATAGCGCGCGGCATCCGCCAGCAGTCTAACCGCTTCCGCGAGCACAACGAGGTCGTGCGCAGGCGCGTGGCGGACGCCGTGGATGCTCTCGGCCTCGTGCTGCCTGGGGAGTCATTCCGGGAGCGACTGCTCAAGGGCAACGCGCTGGCCCTGGCGCCCGGTGAGCATGGTGGCAGTGTGCTCGACAAGGAGGACACCGCACTGCAGGGCGTCGCCCCAGGGGCGGTTCTTACCCGCAGGCTGGTGGTGGAGAGCGATGCGGTGAT